TTTTTTTTTACACTAACAAACCCACTGGGCATACTCAGAGTTGAGGTGGTCGATCCCAAATCGAAAATCAAAAATACACTCACTAACTCGATCCAACAACCATCTCCAGTAAATCAAATACCGCTTGCAAACTACCAAAAATCATGTTATAATTCACAGAGTTAAATGGAGGTCACCAATGCCCAGAAAGATCAGCGGCCGAGTTAATGTTGCTCGTAAGATATTGCTCGATGCTTCGCAAAAGGCTCTCGAGACAGGTGAGTACGAGATCAGCTTACAGTGTCGAACGAAGAATGATGCGTTTAACTTGAGACAAAGCTGTTATTCATTCCAGCGAATGTGGGCGACAGCAATCACCGAGCAAGCCGAAGCTGACGGGCTTGATCCTGAGATAGTGCTCAATGAAACAACGCTGAAGGCTTCGTGGCCAAGCGCTTCAATCAGTTATGAGTGCATTCAAGGTGTTCATTGGTTAGTCATTTCATTCAAACGACTCTCAAGCGACCCGAGTTGGGATGATCTCTTTAAGGAAAAGATGATAGCGGGGCCGCCGCCGAGGCCCAAATCCACACGACTTAATGGGGAGGAAATCTATAAGCTTTTGGAGGAAAAATGAGTGAGCTACAAAAGATTATTGATGAGGCCCGCAAAAATGGCTCGATCACATTCGAGACTGATGATTACGAGCGTGATCGAAGTAAGTTATATCGACTGTTACAAGCTGAACAAAAAGGTCCACAACTCCCATTATTCCCACTCAAACCACTGGGTATCAAGACAAACAAAGAACGCTCGCGAATAACAGTTGCCATTAAAGAAGAGAAGATTAAGATTGTTGCAGTTAAATCAAATACAGATGAAAAACCAACAGCTGTTATTCCAGTTAAGAAGCGAAAGAAAGAGCCTCGATGGATCGAGCGTTGGCGGGAAGATATTGTTAAGGCCGAAGAAAATCCACAGTTTCATAAAGATAATCCAGCATGTCGTGATGCTTGGGAATACTTTGATTCGCTCAAGTTTGTTATGGATCTCTATATGGAAGAAGAGGATGATGAGCTTGAATCAGCAATTAGAGACACTTATGAGAACTTTACAAAGCATTTGTTCACTTACTTCGGAAAGTATGTTGATAAGGAACTGAAGGCGATTGAACAAGCAACACTCACAGATAAGATTATACTTAATGTTAAACGAAGAGGAGAGTTAAGTCCTGAGAGTACGAATGCTGAGGAGAGGCGCGAGCTGAAATATTTGCTTGATGAACACGAGCGCTTGCTAAAACTCAAGGATGAGGAAGATTCGAGAAAGGATTTATTCTGATGGACGATGAACTTGACTACATCATCATCAAGTTCGATCTCGAGACCATGCAACTCGAAGTGGAGTCCAGTGTCAGCAAGCTGACAGCAAAGTTCATTCTCGGGCAAATCCTTACCGCTCTCAGGGATGAAGATGACGGTGCTGATATGGCTTCATAAACCGTTTATCTAGCCATACCGAGTGTGCGATACACGAGATTGTTGACAGTAGTCTTTTTATGTGATACCATGTTTTTACCGACTCGAAGAGTCGGGCTTGAAACCACATGGAGAAGACAATGTTTAAGCTCGATGCTGACTTAGTAGAGACAATCGACGGCGATCTCGGTTTGGAGTCACTCCCACGCGAAACCCTCGTTGCTTTCTGTAGGGAGCTTGGAATCCTTCCCGCTGGATCACGCGGCCTCATCGCTGCCCGCCTCCGCAAGATGTATCAAGAGACGGGAGTCGCACAGTGAACAAGATCGTTCAATACTCAGCTAACGCGAACCGTAAAGTGCGTGGGACAGATGTTAAGAAGGGCGATCAACTCTTCGCGATCCAAGACATCGACACCCGCCTCTTCTTCATCTGGGCCTACACAAGTCGAGAGATGGCCGAGATGATCTCGAAGAGGGTTTCGCCGCAGTCCGAGGCTGATCGTCAAGCTAATTGGCGGCGGTACTTGGTTCAGCTCACTCCAACCGACACGAAGGTTAAGTAAGATGATCACCAAAGAACAGGCACGCTCGCTTGCCATCTGCTACAACGCCTATCATGAAGAGTGCGAGAAAGATAATGCACTTGGAATGCGGGTGTGGGCTCGATTGCTCATTGAGTCTCAAATTGAGACCGGAGTTGACTTGATGTCATCTGAGTTGCTCCAGCGCCACGCCGCTTACAAGAAGAGGGTCGCATGAAGCCCGCACCTGAGTTCACCTTCGATAATCCAAACTGTCATCAGCAAGCTAAAGCTGAGTGGGAAGCCCACAGCGCCGGTCGTGAATACTCGATCGTACCACAGGGTTGGCAGCCCTGTGGAGACCGGCCCAAGGCCCTCGAATGCTGGGAGGAGGACCGATGAAGCCCGCCACGTTGTTCACTGTGTGGACGCCCGATGAAGTAGCTGAGTGCTTGGAAGGCGTTGGTAATACAGCGCTTTACACGAAGCTGTGGTCCTTCGTTCCTGACTATAAGAAGCGCCCAGCTGATGCTGAGTGTCCACCCGATCCAGGCACCAACGCTTTGTCAGACTTTTGGCGTCGCCTTTCACCCACTGAGCAAGCCCTGCTCAACATCCTCGCTGAACGACAGGAGAAACAGTATGGCCACGGCTAACTTAGATCACGAAGACGGTCAGCAAGCTGACTGCGACTGCTGTGGTCGCAAGCGGCAGCTCAGCCGAGTCTGGTTCTGTGGGATGGAAACTTGGGCCTGCGCGGAATGCAGGCATGAAGAGCCAGCTCTAAACTGTGGAGGTGAAGATGACTAAGTATGGAGTCTGGTGTCAAGTGTGGGGTGGGGTCACTGGACCCCGCTCCTCTTGGCTTAAGAGCGATGGCAAGCGTTTTGAAACAGAGAACGAAGAGGAGGCCGCCTTCATCGCGACCAAGCTAACCAAAGATCGAGCTAACCATCCACGTGCTTCATTCCTCTACACCCCACAAGCAATCGGAGAACACTTCAATGGCCTATGAGACAAAGAGCGAGGCACTCGAGACCGTCGTTGCAACAGCTCATCAAGAGCTGGTTGACATCGGGACTGAGATGCAAGACGACTTCGACGAGAAAGGCGAGCGTTGGCAAGAGGGCGATAAAGGGCAGGAGATGCTGGCTGCGGCTGAGGTGTTCGCCAGCCTTGACTACCCTGAGCCGCCCGACGCACTTAAGAGCAACACTATCGAGTGGCCTCGCACTATCTACAAGAACCCAACGAGGGCGCAGCGAGTCGAGATCTGCGTGACTGCCCTGCGTTCAGTCATTGAGGCCCTTGGTCACGATGAAGAAAACGAGGAAACCAAGAGCTTCGTTGAGGCGCTCGAACAGCTCGCTGATGATGCTGAGTCAGTCGAGCCGATCGGCCGATGAGAGACGGCTTAATACAGTTGGGGGCGGTGCTCTTGTGGAGCACTGCTCTCACTCTCACTATCTGGGATGCCTTCGGCGGGTTCACACTTGCCGTTTGCATCTCAGTCGTTCTCACCGTCACACTCATTATCACACTGTTATCATCGGGAGATGAATTCTAATGGAGACTTTCAACGTCGTCTGTATCGTTCCAGTCAATCACTTGACTGACGTACTTAAGCGGCTCGAGTCACTCAAGATACCTTACAACGTCGAGCTTCGACGCACAGTCCGAAAGCCCAACGAGCCGCGAACAGTGAACGGAGTGACCAACAAGGACTTCATTCTTGATCGCCTCTCCAAGGGACCGCTGACTGTCCGACAGCTTGGAGACGCCTTCATGGCTGACGGTCGCAAACGCCAGCGGATGCATGGCCCACTGTTCCAACTCAAGAAGGCCAAGCTCATTAAGCAGACCAAAGACGGCCTTGCACTCACAGGTGTCGCATGAAACTGTACAAGACTTACAGCTTCCGAGACAAAGACCCTGTAATCGACCTCTTGCGAACAGCGATCAAGGACCGTGGAGTCAAGTACAGCCACATCGAGGCTGAGTCAGGTGTGACCGCCACCACGCTTTACAACTGGTTCTCCGGCACTACCAAGCGCCCGCAGTTCGCGACAGTCAAGGCCGTCGCTCGCTCAATCGGTTACGACTTCCAGCTCACGAAGAGACACTTCAATCAGCAACACAAACTCAAGCTTGTGAAAGGAGGAAGGAAATGAAAGGGATCTTGATCGACCCTCGCTCGAAGCGAATCGAGGAAATCGAACTCAAAAACGACAAGAATATCAGCACGATCATCGAGTGCAGCTTCATCGAGGGCGTTCGAGTCAACGACCACTTGATGATGTATCTCGATGACGTGGGAGCACTTCCCCCGAATATGGGAGGCCCGAAAGACCAGTGTTTCTTCTGCTTCATACGAGAGGGTTATCAAAAGTCTGAGTTCGGTGGGCCTGCGTTGGTCCTCGGCTACGGTCGAGACGGCCGCTCTTACAGTGTTCGTGCGGGCGATCTCAAGTTCATAACAGAGATGACTGTTTGGCTTGACATCCATCCAGTTGACATCGGCCGCTCTGAAGGCTGGGTCAATCATCCAGTCTTCGGCCGGATGCAACAGCTGGTTCAAAAGGTCATCTTCGCAAAGGGTAAGGCCCCAAAAGAGAAGGCTTGACAGCAAACTAAGTTCATGATATAATTGTTTTTCTCAGAAGAGGAGCGCGTTATGAGACAATACACTGCGATAGTTGCAGAGGAGATCGGTTGCCCAGAGTGGATCGAAAAGTCTCTGAGAGGAGAGTCCACTCCTTATTGCAATCGAGACGACAAAGACGAAGTTTGTTACTGCCAAGCTGCGGCGTGGCGGATCATCAAGCTTCACGACACCGAGATCATGGAGAAGGTCAGGAAGGTGATGCTGTGATCTACTTCAACAACCTACAGCACGCGATCAGGTATGGCTACTCAACAGCGCCGACTTGCATCGCCTTCAGGAAGACCAAGGGGTGGTTCGTCTACAGTCCTTTCGACGGCTGCCCCAAGGACGCGACGCCAGAACTCTTCTTGGCGAAGCAAGGCCACCTTCCCATCCCTCTCTCAGTTGAGGGCGGGGAAGCTCTTTTGTCTCTCCTTTTTTCACTCTTATCAGACGGAGTTAATGATGAAGCATCCACCAACTGAAGAACAACAGGCGATCGTCGATGCAGCGTTGTCCAGCAAAGACAACCTGCTCATCAACGCACTTGCTGGTGCGGCCAAGACCACTACACTCGAGTTGCTTTGTGAGAAGATGCCGGTCCAGCCGATCCTCAGCATCGCCTTCAACAAGCGGATTGCCGAAGAGATGGCGAAGAAGCTTCCAGGGCATGTTAAGTGCTCGACGATCAATGCGCTTGGTCATCGAGTCTGGAGTGAAGCGACAGGCCGTCGACTCACGCTTGATGCGAAGAAGAACTCGACTGTCTTCCGTTCAGTACTTGATAACATGCCTCGCGGAGTCAAGTCCAAGTACAGTGACAGCTTCGAAGAGGTGATGAAGATCGTTCGCTCCGCGAAAGTCGCTGGCTACATCCCTGACAAGGCCTTTCCGAACGCCAAGCACTTAATCAGCGGTGAGGACTTCTTCAACTCACTCGAAGACATCCCCGAAGAAGAGCATTGCAACTTGGCGGATGAGATCTTAGTCAAGTCCATCAACCTCGCTTACAACGGGATGATCGACTTCGACGACCAGATTTACATGCCCACCTTGTTCGGCGGAAGCTTTCCTAAGTTCCCAATCGTGATGGGAGATGAGACTCAGGATTGGTCTCCGCTCAATCACGAAATGCTTTCGAAGCTTACGACGACGAGCCGCTTCATGGGAGTCGGTGATCCTTGGCAAAGCATCTACGCTTTCCGAGGCGCGATGACTGGTGGGATGGCCTCACTCAAAGAGCGCTTTTCGTGCAAGGAGATGACGCTTTCCATCTCATTCCGCTGCCCTCAGTCAATCATCCGCAGAGCGCATACCAGAGTGCCTCACATGAGATGGCCGACTTGGGCTGTTGAGGGTGCGGTGAACGAGCGCGGAGAGTGGGACATCGACAAGATTGAAGATGGGGCGACGGTCATCTGTCGAAACAATGCTCCACTTTTCAAGGCCACACTTGACTTACTTAAGAACGGCCGTGGAGCAAAGCTTGTTGGTGCCGAGGTCGGCCCAGGTCTCATCAAGATTCTTAAGAAGATGGGACCGGAGTCAATGACTTCAGCAATGGTCCTCGACGCGATTGATAAGTGGGAAACCGAGGCGCTTAAGAAGACTCGGAACCCCGGAGCGGTCGCAGACAAGCGTGAGTGTCTTGAAGTGTTCGCGGTTGCTGGACCAAACCTTGGTGCGGCGATTGCTTACGCCGAGCACGTCTTGTTCAAGTCCGAAGGAACGATCACACTGATCAGCGGCCACAAGAGCAAGGGTCATGAGTGGGATAACGTCTTCCACCTTGATCCCTGGAGAATACCTTCCAAGTGGTCAACGCCTGGTACTGAGTCTTACGAGCAAGAACTGAACGTCCGCTACGTGATCGAGACACGGGCGAAACAGACGTTAAACCTCATCTCGATGGAGCCGTCGCATGGATAGCTTGACTGCACTGCAGGTGGAGACGAAGAACGAGTTCGTCTCTCAGCTTAAGAAAGAGGCGGATCGGATCTCGAACGATTTGATCCTGATCAACAACTTGATCGGGGCGCTTAACGACAAGATCACTGGATACAACAGTATCCTAAGTGAGGTCCATGTCTTCCGCAACGACGTAGCTAAAGAGATCGCCGACAACAGCGGAGAGGAAGATGAGGTGAAGGCCGCTTGGGCTGACGAGTGGGACCAAGGGTATGCTGAAGAGATCGACGACATTCCTGAAGTCGAAGTCGAAAAGCTGACCCATGCCGACGAACTCGACAACCTGCCGCAGGAGCCCTAATGGTTAAGCGGGTCATCAATGGCCTGCTCTTCGAAGCCCTCTCCCCCTCAGTCTTTCACTTAAGATTGAGTGGGGAGGGGAGCGATCCCATAATACTGCGATTTGGTGGGGTCGTCTGGAGTGCAGGCTTTTCGGATACAGAGAAGGATGTTTTCCTCTCGAGAGAAGAAGCGACGACATGGCTCCGAAAAGTGATTGAGCAAACGGAGCTTAAATACAGAACCACCTTTAGCTGCATAGTGGAGAGAAAATGACTGAAGAAGAACAGATTGCTGCGAAGATGGAACAGCTGGCGCATGAGCTTGTTAACAACAAGCCCTCGACTCAGGCGGTCGCCGTCGCTGATCAGATAATCCACCGAACTTCAGCCGCCTTAGCTGACGTTCACGCTCACGCCATGTCTCGTATCACCTCGATGCGGGAGCAGCTGGATGAGCTTGAGAGGACGATTGTGCTTTCTCGAGAGCAAGCTGAAGAGCACATGCAACACTTCATGAAGCTTGTAACGGAAGGAGAGGAAAGCATCCGCTCGATGGAACTGGCTATTGCCAGGATTGGCGACCACCTGACGAAAAAAATGTGAAGAACTGTGAAATAACGGTTGACAAACCATATCAGGTGTGGTTCAATGGTATCGTTCACTCGGTATGGCTACATAAACGATTTATCCATACCTCACTAAAACTCGCAAACAAGGGAGATTCCAATGCGAGAGTCAATCACGATCCAAGGCCTCGACTTTGCTGTCCACTCTCCATACGAAGCCGGTCATCAGCTGACCGCCGACGAAGCGGGAGTTCTTAACCAGACCTTCCACGAGAACCTTCGCAACAACTTCGCTTCCACTGTGAAGGACTACAAAGCCGAGCACGGCGACGATCTCCCCGAAGCAGCACTGACCAAGCTTCAGGAAGAGTTCGACGAGTATGCGAAAGACTACAAGTTCGGCGTTCGCCGTGGCGGAACTCGTGCCCCGGCAGATCCGATCGAGGCAGAGGCCTTCCGTATGGCTAAAGACTCGATCCGCGCCAAGCTGAAGGAGATGCAGAGGAAGGCCGACGCCAGCGACATTGCTGACGCCGCCGTTCGCTTGCTCGCCTCAGACAAGGGCAACGCCTACCGCACTGCCGCTACCCGCCGGGTTCAGGAGGCCCAGAAGATCGCCCAGGAGTCACTGGCCGACGTTCTGGACAACCTGTCCGCGCCGACTGAAGAGAAGGCGGCTTGATCGCCCTTCTTTATAACGCCTTGCATAGCCCGTTCGGGATTGTCTTTCAAACAGACGACCCTGGACGGGCGAAGGCTCGGTTTTACTCGACTCGGGCCAAGCTAGCCGATCCCAAGTTGGATTGTCTAAGCTTGGTTTCGAGTCCTCTTGATCCATCTCAGCTTTGGATCGTCAAGAAAGGCGCAGAAGATGAAGCGACGTGAGGACTTTCCCTTAATGAAGGTCACCTTAAACCTTTATGATGGGGACTTTCAACAGCTCCAGTCCCTCTACCCACGACTCGGCGCTTCGAAAGTGATCCGCGTTCTCGTCCATTCACACTTAAAAGACATTCACTCGAAAGCAACAACCCGCATCAAAGAAGAGGAAGCAGCATGACCGACATCAGCGAACTCTTTTCTCGTGATCCTGAGTCACTCACCGATCAAGATCTCGACGCAATCGTGAAGCACCTTCAATCCCTTCGAGCACAATTTATGCTTGGCGCAAAGACAGCTGGAACCATGAAGAAGAAAGCAACCAAAGAGAAAGTAACAAACATCAACTTGGATGAGCTTGGTCTATGAAAGCAATCATTCTCGTTCACTCAGACAGAGCAAAGTACTTGCTGTTTGTCAAGCCGATCAGCTTCGACACACAAGCCTGGGCCAATGAACACAGAGCATCATTGAAATTGCTCCAAGTCGTTCGTGTAATCGAGGAGGTAGCATGAACAAACCAGAAGCCTTTTTCACAGGAACACAAGTCCAGCAAACATGGGACTCGACATCCCTCGGCTGGCTCAAGGAATGCCCCCGCAAATACTACTACTGCATGATCGAGGGCTGGAACAGCAAGCACAAAAGCTATCACTTGATCTTCGGCTCTTACTACCACAAATCACTTGAACTCTACGACTTGGAAAGAGCGAAGGGCGCTGATCACACAGTCGCCCTCCGCGACACTCTCCGATGGCTGATGAAGATTACTTGGGAGTGGGAAAGTGACGACACCGCGAAGAACCGAGAGACCCTCGTTCGCTCTGTTGTTTGGTATCTTGACCACTTTCAAGCGGACACAGCGCAGACGATGATCTTGAGTGATGGCCTCCCAGCCGTCGAACTGACCTTCCACTTTGAGCTAACGAAGGAGATCACCCTTGCCGGACACCTCGACAGACTTGTCACATTTCTTGACGCTCCGTATATTATGGACAGAAAAACAACCGGAGCCACACTCGGATCAAACTACTTCGATCGGTTTGAGCCAGACAATCAAATGTCCCTTTACACACTTGCAGGACGGATTGCGTATGATACTCCCGTCCGAGGTGTTATCATTGATGCCGCTCAGATCGCCGTCGGATTCACTCGTTTTGATCGAGCTATCACATATCGTACAGATGATCAGCTCAAAGAGTGGACACGAGACACCATCTCCTGGATTGAGCGATCCTACGGATATGTCGAGAAAAACTACTGGCCTATGAACGACAAGGCCTGTATGCTGTGCAACTACAAGCGGATCTGTAGTAAAGACCCAAGCGTTCGTGAGACCTTCTTGAACAGCGACTTCGAGAAGAGGAGGTGGAACCCAAGTGAGGGGGCTAAGAATGCTTAGGCCTCCTAATGAGAGGCCACCATATGAGATGGCTATGAAAGAACACGCTTGGCTTCTACGAGCGGAAGGGCTGTCGTTAAGAGCAATTGCCGGCCGCTGTGGTGGGAGTGAGACAGCAGCAATGAACAGAATACGAACTTTCGGTCGTCGAGTACGAATAGCAATGATATACATAAAGAGAGGAAAATATGCCCAGCCTTGACAAGCACGTCAGCACAACAACAACCAAGCTCTTAATGATTGGAGATTCCGGTGCAGGAAAAACCTCCTCTCTCGCTTCCCTCGTCGAAGCCGGATACAAGCTCCGCATCCTCGACTTCGACAACGGGCTCGACTCCCTTGTCTCACAAGTCCGTCGAAGATGCCCTGATAAGGCTCAGAATGTCTCGTTTGAAACACTCCGCGACCAGTACAAGGGTTCTGGCGCTGGGGTTGTGCTCGACGGAGCACCAAAAGCTTTTATCACAGCAATGCAGCTACTCGATAAGTGGGGAGAGTTGGGTAAACCGAGTCAGTGGCCGACCGATACGGTTCTCGTCATTGACTCTCTTACTTTCTTTTCTCAAGCAGCCTTCAACTACGCCCACTTCCTCAACCCCGGAGCAAAAGATAAGCGAGCCATCTTCTACTCCGCTCAAGAGTCCATCGAGCACACCTTAGCCATGTTGACGGCTGAGTCATTCAAGCCCAACGTAATCGTCATTGCTCACATGACCTTTCTCAATCGGCCAGACGGCACGACGAAAGGCTTTCCGATCGCAGTAGGTCAGGCGCTCTCCCCCAAGATCGCACCTTACTTCAACTCGGTTGCCTTAGTCGAGTCGTCTGGCTCCGGACAGTCCATCAAGCGTTCGATGAGGACTGTCTCCACCCCCTTGATCGACCTGAAGAACCCGGCCTCGTTCGAGTTGGCTGAGACGCTTCCGATCGACCAAGCCCTGGTCACGTTCTTCCGAACCGTCCAGGGTGCTTCCAACGTAGTGAAACTTGCAAAATAGAGGATCAACAAATGACAGACTTTCAAGACATCTTGAACAAGCCTATGAGTGAGATTGATCGACCGAAGCCTTATCCAGTCGGCAGCTACGTCGCACTTGTTGAGGGCCTTCCGAAGTTCGAGAAGGTGGGAGAGAATCAGACTCAATGCGTGGACTTTACTCTCCGCTTTTTGAGTGAGAGAGAAGATGTGGATAAGCTGGCCTTGATGGAGGCCGGTGGGATCAACGGCAAGTCAATCCGTCACAGAGTGTTCTTGACTGAGGACTCGCTGTGGAGGGCCAAGAAGTTCTTGGTCGATGATCTCGGGATCGACGATGAAGGCGGGGCGAAGCGGTTGTCTCAGCTCATTAACGAGGCACCAGGCCGTCAAGTCATCATCACTATCCGTCACCGCCCCGCAAAGGACGGCTCGGTTGTTTACAGCGAAATTAGTCAGACCGCCAAGGTTTGATTAGTAGGAGGTGGGGGCTCACCAGCCCCTGCCTCTTTTTCCCACCCAGAGGAGACTAAGCCTATGCGAAAGCTTTTGCTGGCTACTACAGTGTTTTGCGCCTTAGTCAGCGGCGCACAAGCTACTACAGTAAACCTCGGCCTTGATCCGACTCCTTGGATCACGGACGGAGCAGCTAATCTAACGATCACTCCAACCGCTCCTGGTCAGCAAGTCACCAACTTGCCTTGCATCATCTGCGGTGCAACTCAGCCGCAGCAACCTTCCGGCTTCGGCTACAACGACTTCCACAACAACGGAGCACAAAATACCGTCAGCTACTTTTCGACGGCTGTTGTCCCAGGAGGTGGTGGGTCTGGCCTCGCTCTCGACCAGTTTGCCGGGACTACCGGCTACACCCTCGGCCTCAACTCTCCACTGCTCGCAGCTATCGGCGGCTTTAATGGCTTCAGTATCGGAGTGGACAGCAACCAGAATGGCGGCGATGCTCAGATTCTGGAGAGTTTTTGGTTCCTTAACCTCTCCACCCACACAGTTCTCGCGGTGTTCAGACCACCGGGAGGGTACGACATCACTCCACTGAACAACGGGACTGGCTTTCCTGACTACACGATCAATGGACTCTCTTTGGCTGGCGTCAGTGCTGGGGATCAGGTTATGTTCTTCGCGCGTATCACCAATGCTAATGATGGACCTGATAGCTTCTTCCTCATCCCGCAAGTGGCGGCAGTTCCACTTCCTGCTGTCGGCTCGGGGTTTCCTCTGCTGATCGCAGGTATCGGCGGTCTTGTAGCGTTGCATCGTAGGCGTAAAGCGCGTTTAGCTTAACTAAGTCGGCCGGAGCCAGCAGGTCTTGCATTTGGCTCCGGCCTTCCTCACAGGAGAGCCAAATGACCTCAGCCCAATTCCAGTCCGTCTCCACTTCAGAAATCATAGTCAACCGCGATGAGCGCCAACGGAGCGATCTCGAGGATGTTGAAGTTCTCGCCGACTCAATCAGCCGACTCGGCTTGATCCATCCACTCGTCGTTACAAGAGACTTGGTTCTCGTCTCTGGTGAGCGACGCTTAACAGCAGTGAAGATGCTTGGCTGGAGCCATGTCACCATCCAGTATCAAGACGAGTGCGATGCTTATCTGCTCCATGCAATAGAGCTTGAGGAAAATGTCAAACGCAAGGAACTGCCGTGGCAAGATGAGTGCAAAGCGGTCCAAGAGTATCATAGACTCCGTGCTGGTGAAGAAGAAAAATGGACGCTTGAAGACACGGCAGAAGCGTTGGGCCTTACTCAGCCGGAAGCCTCTGCCCGAATCACTGTTGCCAAGGAACTTGCGGACCCGAAGTCGATGATCCACGCTGCGCCTCGCTACACTACAGCGGTGAACATGACAAGGCGAGTGGCTGAGCGAAAGGCCGCCGCTGAGTTAGACAAAGTGATGGACCTTGTTGAGCCGGATCGACCGAAAGATGCGATCCTGAATACGAGCTTTCTAAAGTGGGCTCCTGACTACCGCGGGCCATTGTTCAACTTTATTCACTGTGACTTTCCTTACGGGATCAACGCTCACAAGTTCGGCAGCGCTTTCGTTGGAGGCCACGTTCACGGAGACTACGAAGATACCAAAGAGAACTACATCCAGCTAATCCGTTGTCTCTTAGGTAATCTCGATCTCATAATGAGTGACAGCGGACATATGGTCTTCTGGTTTTCGATGACTCACTATCAAGAGACCTACGATCTCCTCTCGAGCGAGTTCTTCGTCGATGCTTATCCATTGATCTGGCACAAGTCGGATAACGCTGGCAACGCTCCACGTCCACAGCATATGGCTCGCCGAGTGTACGAGACGGCCTTCTTCTGTTCTCGAGGTGACCACCCAATAGTCAAGATCGCTTCGAACCTTTTCTCTGCATCGACGGTCAGTGATCGACACATGAGTGAGAAGCCAGTCACGATGCTGACCCACTTCTTCAAGATGCTCGTTGACGGCCACACCTCAATGCTCGACCCCACAGCTGGTTCCGGTTCAGCCCTCCGCGCAGCAAAACGCTTGGGAGCCACTCGGATCATGGGCCTCGAGATTAACGAACAGTTCGCGCGTGATGCTAACAAGGCCCTAACAGAGGACACAATGGAATGAGAGTCTACATCGCCTCCGACATCAAGTACGCTCGGCGTTGGATAGCGTTGCGTGAGAAACTGTATCCGAGAGTGGCGATCGTTTCGACTTGGATTGACTTTTTGAAAGATGGTGAACCAAAGGCATCAGCTCAAGTCGTCAAAGAGTCTTGGGACAACAACATCAAGGACGTTCTCTTGTGTGATGTACTGATCTTGTTCGTCCAGCCCGGCGACTCCATGCGTGGCTCTTGCTTCGAAGCGGGCGTTGCGTTCGCTATGGGTAAGCGAGTTATCTTCGTTGGTGACTTGCCAACAATCGGCTCAGTTGTCTGTTGCTTTGAGCGGTTCGCGTCGATGGAGCATGTCACTCAGTTCCTCGCTGACGAGGAGATGATGAGACACGAGTTTACTGGAGCGGTGAACTGATGTATGGTGAAATCTTTATACTTGGAGAGGCGTGGGGTGAGCATGAAGAGCGTGCTCGTGCCCCCTTCGTCGGACCAAGCGGTTATGAGCTGACGAGAATGCTCGACGAGGCCGGTATCAGTCGTCGTGATTGTTACCTCTCAAACGTCTTCAACCTCAGACCAAAGGAGAATAACATTGAAAACCTTTGCGGGACTCCTAGCGTCAACGGCTACGGCCCCATCAGTAAAGGGAAGAGCATCAAAGCCGACTATGCACCTGAACTTGACCGTGTGCTGCGGGAGTTGCGGAGCGTTAAACCAAATCTCGTTCTGGCCCTCGGAAACACTGCCGCGTGGTTCCTTCTCAACGCCACCGGAATCTCAAAGTTCAGAGGAACCATTCAGGAGGCACCCTTTTCAACCCAAGGAAATGGCCTCGGACAAAAAGTCCTCCCAACCTTTCACCCAGCAGCTGTACTCAGACAATGGGAACTCCGTCCAACCGTTGTCGCAGACTTCATCAAAGCCCGACGAGAGTCCCGTTTCCCAGAAGTTAGACGACCTAAGAGAGAAGTCTGGATCGTCGAAAGCCTCCAAGACATAGCTCTATTTTATCGGACTTACTTACAAGGGGCGAAGGAGATCGCCTTTGACATTGAGACGGCGTTTAACGAGATCACCTGCATCGGCTTCGCGCCTTCTGAAAAGATCGCTGTTTGCATCCCTTTCGTCGATTACAGAAAGAATGGATGGAGTTACTGGAGTCCCGGAGACGAAGTGCAAGCTTGGCAGTGGGTCAAGAACATTCTACACTTGCCCGCACAGAAGACAGCGCATAACGGTATCTTCGACATCCACTTTCTGTGGAGAAAGCTCGGAGCAACTCCAACCAATTACACTACAGACACCATGCTCCTCCATCATGCGCTTCAGCCGGAGTCTCGGAAAGGTCTTGGCTTTCTTGGTTCAGTGTATACGAACGAAGCGTCATGGAAGCTGATGAGACAAAGCGATAAGATACTGGAGAAGAGGGAGAAATGACCGACATCGTTGAACGGCTGCACCGCATGGCTCCCGACTATGAAATTGCCAAATGGGCGAAACTCATGCAAGAGGCCGCCAACGAGATCGAGCGGCTGAACGCACTTGTCGCAAAGATGGCCGACGATCTCACAGTAGCCGGAGTGCGTGTGCTTGTGATTAAAGAGCGATACGAAGAGTTGCGCGCAGAGAACAAGCGGCTGCAAGCTGCGCTGATCGAGGCGGCGGAAATGGTGGAGAAATGATCTACTTGATTGCACATCTCGTTCGTGGCAAGCCGACCTACGACATAGCTGAGTCGATGGATGGGACTGAGAGTGACCCTGGCCCTTGGTTCATCACCTCAATAGGATGGCGAGCTTATCCTTATTGGCAGAAGCCTCTTGGTGAGATAATGCACGGGTATCAACTCCCTGATCCACCAGATGTTATTGCTTGGCCTGACTACATCCAAAAGCAGAAGTCGCGAGAGAAGGTGGCGAAGCCACTTCGTCAACCAATCGACCTTGAGGAGTTAGGCCTGTGAAGTTCCGCCCCCGACAGCTTGAGGTCGATGCGTTCCAGCTCGGCCGTGACCCACAACCTGATTGGTTCAAGCGTGCCATCGAGTTCGAGTGGGCTGTCGTCTATCCAAACTCAACAGTCCTTCGAACCTCTTATGGATCAACTCGTACCGTCTTTAAGGGTGATTGGATCTTGTGTGGCTACAACGGAATACCTCATGCTATCAGCAAAAATGACTTTGACAAGATGTATGTGGAGATAGGAAATGAAAATCGTTCAGACTGAACACATTTCCCCTCATATGGGAGAGATGGAAAAACAGTGGGTCTACAACGGACTCGACTGTTGTGTCACTCATGAGATCAGCTCGATCCTACAGGAGCAGCTTGATGACGTAACTCGAGAGACGTATAATCTTCGCTTCGCGTTGCAAGCACCTGTGCTGGAGATGAACCTTCGTGGTGTCTTGGTTGACATAACTGAGCGTGACCGCCTCATCATCGACTATGAGAAGCGGGTTAAACGCTTGAGTGACCAACTCGACGTTATCCTCGAAGTAGGCATAGGAACGACTTGCAAATGGTCTTCGCCGAAGCAACTGATGGAGCTGTTCTATGGCGTACTCTGTATACCCCCTATCCGCAGACGAGGAACGTCTGGTGAGATGGTTCCGACAGTCAATCGCGGCGCACTTGAAAAGCTCACGAACTACTTCGTCGCCCAACCGCTGGTCAACCACATTCTTCTTCTCCGAGAGATACAGAAAAAGATCGGTGTACTTAAGACTCGGATTGACGCTGACAAGCGAATGCGTACCAGCTTCAACATTGCCGGAACAGAAACTGGTCGCTTCTCCAGCTCAATGGCTGACCTCGAGACTGGAACAAACTTACAAAATATTGAAGAAGGCCTCAGAAGAATCTTCATCGCTGACCCCGGAATGAAGCTTGGGAACATCGACCTAGAGCAAGCTGAGTCAAGAGTCGTCGGCGCGATTTGTTGGAACCTCTTCGGAGATGGAGCGTACTTGGATGCGTGTGAGTCAGGAGATCTCCATACCGAGGTTGCTAAGGGCATTATGCCAGCTCTCGGATGGACAGGGGATCGTCATAAGGATCGAGACATCGCCGAGCGGCCACATTATCGTCAGCACTCGCTCCGGTATATGGCAAAGCGTCTCGGACACGGCAGTAACTACATGGGACAGGCTTCAACGATGGCATTTCACTCCCAGATGCCAGTCAAAGTTATCAAGGACTTCCAGGCGGCGTACTTCACGAAATTCATTGCGATCCAGAGGTGGCATCAGTGGGTCGAAGACGAACTCAAGATGAAGGGTCAGCTGACGACGATGCTCGGTATGCGAAGATGGTTCTTTGGGAGGCGGAATGATCAGTCAACGCTCCGCGAAGCGGTCGCCTTCGAGCCTCAGTCCGTGTCCGTCGAAATACTCAATCGAATTATGCTGAACATATGGCGCGCTAACAAAGTACAGTTGCTGTTGCAAGTCCATGATTCACTCTTATTTCAGTATCCTGAGAAAGATGAAGCAATCGTCATACCGCAGATGATGAAGCTCTTTGAGTACCCTGTGAGGCTCCGCGGGGATAGAACACTGATAATCCCCGCCGAGGTAAAGACTGGCTATAACTGGGCTCCTAAAACAGATGAAAACCCTCAAGGACTCGCAAAGTGGAAAATGGCCGTGGGAGATCTTGGATAGAGTTATTTGTTGAACAGACCGCTGAAACAGCCTCGCCAGACATTTTTAGGAAGTGGGCTGGAATAGCAGCGATCGCAGGAGCGATGGAAAGAAAGATATGGGTAGTCTCTAGGGGAACGGCACTGTTCCCAAACCTTTACGTCATGCTGATCGGACCACCAGGAGTGGGCAAGTCAATCATACTTGCTCGCATCAATCAGCTGTGGGGTTTTCTTCAAGAACATCACAAGGGCTCGTCTTCACTGACTCGAGCCTCGTTCATTGATGAGCTTGACGGTGCGAAGCGAAAGCAATTGTTTGGTCCTGGACCTTATGAAGATTACAATTCACTGACAGCTGCAATCAGCGAGATGGGCGTCCTCTTACCTGCTTACGAGCACGCCTTTATGTCAACTCTCACAGACATCTATGACGGCACTCCTTACTCAGAGAAAAGACGGACGAAGGAGCTATCAATCACCATCGCCAAGCCTTTTTTTAATCTGGTGTGTGGCTCTACCCCTTCCTACTTGGGCAAATTCATGCCTGAGGGTGCTTGGGACCAAGGCTTCATCTCCAGAAACATTATGGTCTACTGTGGAATAAGTGAGCCACGCAATCCTTTTGAGTCACCAGCCAAGATCGAGCTAACTGGTTTAATCAAAGATCTCCGCTTGATTGGCGACCAGCGAGGCGAGCTGATCTTCTCAAAAGAGGCTTCCACCGCCTTGGTAGCTTGGGTTCTCAGCGGTGGTCCCCCCACTCCTGACCATCCCCGTCTGGCCTCCTACATTCCCCGACGTACCGCTCACCTCTTGAAGTTGTGCATGGTGTGTGCGGTAGCCTGGGGTGCTTCGCAGGTGATAGAAATCCAGCATTACCAAGAGGCTCTCGGATGGTTGCTCGAGGCCGAGGCTTTGATGCCCGACATCTTTAGGGCCATGCTCAAGGGCGGGGATTCTCAAGCGCTCCAAGACTGTTGGCACTTTATTTGGAAGATGAATGGGCGGACGGGTCAACCAGTTATGGAGAGTGTGGTAGCCCTCTTTTTGAGCGAGCGCGTCCCTGCTCATAACGTCGAGAAGCTTATGCAGCTCATGGTCCGGACTGGTCATGTCGAGCACATCCTCACTCCTAGTGGACACAGAGCATTCAAGCCCTTGCCCAAACCACAGGACTTCTAAACCCACAGATCGTTCGCTTCGAGATCAATAAGTCTCTGTGTCATCTGCTGATCAATGAAGCGGCCGTAGTCAGCAGCACTTTCGATGACCTCTGGATAAAACGCTTCTTGATTGATGATCTCAACTGGTTGAACAAGGGGGACTACGCGCTGAACGCGGACTCGCCAGCCGGGAGGAACCGGGTTGCCCGAAAGGGGATAGGCGACGTAGCCACCAGTCGGAGAGCCTATCCCCACCACCTGATAATCAGCAGGCGCGATGTTGTTCAGCGCTCCGGTTGCGTCTTTGGTCTTGAGTTGAAGATGACTCAAGTCCATTATTGGGAAGTCGAACGCCCACTGAGTTGTCGCGCCGTTACCTAAGTAAGTGGCGGCTGATGATTGAGTGGATAGAGTCATTTATCACCTCTGATATGGCTGGATAAATGGTTTATCCAACCCTCTCTTTACCTGTAACGCATTTCATCTGCTGTGAGCGGCCGTGTCCCACTCGTGCTTCGTCTTGAGCCAATCGGCGTCGAGCGACCATAAACAATCAAGCGCCTCCACTCCGTGAAGTTCCTCGGAGGCGGCACTTCCCCTCTTTGTATTCGCTGTGCTTCTTCAGCCCAACGTCCCATCTGCTTCGACGTCAGTTTAACTCCAGCAAAAACCCCGAGAAGCTCGAACGATGTTTGAAGTGGTGGTATCCAAGTTTCCATCTTACTTGCATCAATCTTCGTTGCATACTTCTTAACATCCCGCATCCATCTTCTCGGCACATCAAGCGCTGCCGTCAGTGGAATGCTCGCCCTTGCGTACTCTCCGTGAAGCAAAGCGTAAGAAGCCTCTTTAACGAATGGGACGAAAGTTGTTCCTAACCCTGCTAACTCTTTAACGGCCGTCACTCCCCAAGGATCATCTTTATGTGGCTCACCTCTAATTATCGAGTGAATAAAGGCGAGCGCTCCTACATAAAACACCCCTGCCGAAAATGCAGTGAAACCTGCTCCTCCCATCGACTTTCCCATCTCACTAAAGGTTTGCATCGTCTCTTTCGCAGCACGATCAGCAAACGCTTGTTTAACATCTCTCACATCTTCCGCAACCTTGAAGCCTTTGACATGCAGCTGGTTGACGACGTGGTTGAAGAAGCCATAGAACTGAGCAAAGGGACGTAGGGACTTGTCGATGTTGAACTGTGATTTGTCCATCAAATTCGAGGAGTTATGAGCTAGACGAACAAGCTTATCTCCATAAAGCGCCGCATCAGTATGACTCATTCCTTCCCGTTCACCCTTTAAGTAACCGGCCCACCAAGCAACTGTTGCCGTCATATAGTCTGTGTAAGCGATCTGCAGTTGCCCTGCATACTCGCTGTTGTGTTGGAATGACTCCCAATTCCCCCACTGTCCAAGTGAGTAAGCAATGTCCCTTTTCTTGTCCTTCATACGAGTCGATAGCTCAGCTGAGTTCTCAAGCGCAAAGCCCGTCATCTGATCCCAATTACTCTTCGACCTCGAGATCGTTCCCCAGGCATCCATTAGCTGAGAGTCACCAACTGCCAGCTTAATAGCCCTAAACGTGTCAAGCCCTGCTTCGCCGATAGTGTTCATCATCGCAGTTGGACTGTGGACAAGCATGGTTCCCGGATTAAAGCCAATCACATTCGAGATTGTATTCGACTGTAGCTTCCCCATCCACCAGCGGAAAGCGTTCGCTTGGACAAGATCTGCTCTCCCTCCATCGCTCGCCATTCCAGCAAGCCAAGGCTTGAAAAGATCGGCTTGACCTTTGCCGAAGGCCTTAAACACAGTATCATAAAAGTTCTTATCATTGATTATTTTCGCTGCATTCTGTACCGCCTCCCTATGCGTCAGCTCATGAATGTCTTCCTTAATCCTGTTCGGCAGCTCATCAAAGTTCAGCGTCAGTAAAATGTTCTTGCCTTCTCGCTGCTCTTTGGCAGTTTGCCTGTGTGAGTTGGCTGGCAGTGGATCGAAAACTCTATTGTCAATCAAGCCACCAACTTCACTCGACTTCAGCCCCTCAATCCCTTCTTCTCTCAGCTTCATTATCGGGAAGTAGCCGCCCTTTCGATTAACTCCATGCGCGTCGATGAAGCCGACTGGCTCAGGATACTCCATCCCGAACCCTCGAGTCCGTTGATACACTCCATCTCTAATCGGGTTCAGTTTCTTCTCATACATCTCCCAGATATTGCTAACGAAGTCCCAATTCTCTTTTGTCATGTTCTTCGCAAGCCAAGACCCTATTGTCGTCTTGTCTGAGTTCAGTGAGTTCGCCATCATATCTTGATTATGGGCGTTCCCCCAGTTAAGCGCCACCATAAGCATTTCATCTCGCCTAAACTCTCTCGGCTTCCCGTTCGGCGCTATGATCGAGTCATTCGGGACTGTTCGCTTCAGTGTATCTACTTTCGCTCCCTTAACTCCAGCCCACTCCCCATGATCCACTGTCTTCAAGTACTTCGCAACATCAGCCGTTACTTCATTTTTCCACTTTTGAGCAAGCTTAAGTGGCTTAATCAAAACTCTGTTCATAATCCCGTCAGGGTCAAGTCGATCAATCTTCATCGTGACCGTCTCAACCCTTAACAAGTTCGCGATCGACCCACGCCACTTTGCAGCAATCCCTCTTTCTGGCTGGATGGGATCACCATACTTCTCATAACCGCGCGCCTCAGCCAAGTCAGCGACTTGCGCCTTCACTGTATCAAGCACCTGACCAAGCTCTAACTGTTGTCCTTTCTCACCAACAAGCTTTTCGTTCTTTCCAACAAACTCCATCGCTCTTAGTGTGTCATTAAACTCTTTGAAGTTCCCAACATTCATCTGACTCAAGTCTTGGAGCCGTTCAACCTTTTGTCCTAAGTATGTCGGCGTCGGAATAGTGTCAGCATTGTTAAGCTCATTCCGATCCTGAATCCACTTTCCAAGATCAGGCTCCTTAAGCGCACCAATATCCTTCTCAAGTACTCGCAGTCCACGAGCGCCTGGATCAAGCCCTGACATCGCGATCAACTGGAGCATTCGCGTGTTAGTGTCAGGATCAAAGTCCTTAGCCCTCGCAATGTTCGTCACTTTGTTAACCAGGCGTTGACTAAGTATCACCTCCCTCTTATGCTCTTGTCCCCACTTCGCCATCATCGCAGACTGCATTTGCAGCCGCTTTTCATTCAGGGCCGTCAACAAGTCTCCCGCATCCTTTGCCTCTTTCGACAAGCGCCCATGTCGCCCAGCATTCTGTTGATAAGTCTTGGTATCCATCGCTTGAGCGTTCGTCATCTCCCTCATGCTCGAGTCGACGATCTTCTTCATATCAGGCAGTTGAATTAAATCCGAGCCGGTCATCTGTGACAGTGAATCAAGCTCGTTCTTGAGCACCCGCTCTTGAGCGATATTCCAGGCGGCTCCAATAACTTGATTGTCAATGATGGTCTGGAGATTACCGTGCTCCTCCATCATCCGTTGATTAAGCTCTTCCTCAACCAGTCGATTGAAATGTTGCTCGTGCGTTTCTTTGTTCGTCTTGAGATCGGCCCGATACCTCATCAAATCGAGTATCATATCAGTGCCAGTTGAGTAACCGAAGGCCTCCGCGAACATATCAGATGAACCAACATTCGGTGAGTCTTCTTTGGCCCACCTCATCCCTTGCATCAGCACACTCTTACTTAAGTACTTGGTTTTGATCCCCATCGCTGTCAGTTCTTCCGCGGTGAAGATCGAGTCTACATCCCTCCTCGTCATCTGGAGATCAGTCACTTCATCGGCGAGTGCTCGTGAACGGCCGGTCCTGAAGTACTCGTCAGCGATGATCACTGGAGTATTAGCTACAGTCTCTTCAGCTTCCGGCCTCATCTTCGCCTTTTGATCCGCCCAGCGTTTCGTCTCCTTCATCTCCGTCACTTCACGAGCGGCCTCAAAAACAGCTTCGCTCATTGCCGCTTGAACATCTTGAATATGCTGTTCATAGGCAGCACGACCAGCTGGAGTCATGCCTTCTCCATTCTCAAACAATGGAGTGAAGGCCATCACATAACGAGACTCATCAAGCGCCCGAGCAGTTGCCCTTGCCACCATCTGCGCGTCTTTGTCCGACAGTCCATTAACAACAGCAGCTGTATTCTCCTTGATCAGACGCGTCCCGAGCGCCGCCAGTGCTGCGTCAGCCTGAGCCTTAATAGCTTCAATAGCTTTCGGCTCAGTAATATTCGTGATCTTCGCTTCTTCGTCAATGAAGTTATGCAACTCCGCTTTGTTGCCTGGCGATCGGGAGAGGGCTCGACCAAGAATGGCCTCCTCTATGTTGTCAGGAAGCTCTGCATCCATCAAAGTTCGGAGATGGTCAATCAGCGTCTTCGACTCGGCCTTACCAATCTCCACAGTCAGATTGACTTCACTGTCCGCCTTCGGTGACGGCTGGATTGTTGAAGCGTCTTGTGTCTGCGGTCGCCCACTCGTGTCCTCTGTAATCACTTTTGCGTCGACAGAGAGCGCCTCGGGCGTCGGCGACACTTGCGCCTCTTGCAGTGGCTTCCGCTTAATCATCAACAAGTTCTTGAGATTTTCTCTCTGTACCCAAACATCAAACTGTTCAGCGGTTGGCAACTGTCTTCGACCAAGGAAGCGGTCAATCAAGCTTTGTGCTTTCTCAGCAGCGGCCGGAGGAACATTGAGCTGCTCCGTCGCCTGTTGAACAGCTTGCTTAACGGCTGGCTCCACTTCCTTCGAGTCAATCCCAAAGATCTCTCTAATCAAGTCCACATCAGGAATGTTCTCCTTTGGCGGGATCGGCACTCCTGACTCTTGATCAGCCTTTATTTGCGCCGCCCGCTCCATCTCCTTCTGTTGACGCTGGATCTCAGCTTGTTGAACCTTGAGCGCCTCCGCTGGATTCAACTCAGACGAGCCGAAGCGGACCCCATCTCTTATCTGTGGATAAAGCGTCGGGTCAAGATGAGCAACAAGCTTGCTCTGGTTGACCTGTATCTCGGTCCCAAGATAATTCGCGTTGGCTATCTGAACTTCGAGGTTAGGAATGAAGCCAAACTTATCCTTGAACTGTGTGACTATGCTTGGATCGAGGAAGAGCACTGGATCGGGGCTTTGTCGTGCAAGCACGTTCTCGAATTGTTCAGGTGACCGTTCCTTAGTCAAGCTCGCCTGAGCGTTAGTCATCAAATCATCGAGTCGTGCTTGATTGCCTTGTGCTCGAGTGGCTGCAATCTGATCGCCTGTTCTTGATCCTCTTGCATGAAGGGCAGCGGACGGCCCTGAAAGAATGCTCGTCAACACAAGGCCGTCGATGAAGCTTTGTGCGACCTCGCCAGCGAACTTCATCCGCTCGCCGTTGTCATTCAAGATTGTCTTCAGGTCACGAGTCCCAGCAACCTTTGCAATCTGTTCACCAAGCTGTTCGGCGACCGTTTGCATAGCATTGATACCGCCTCCTAAAGCAGTATCCTTCGCAAACTCACCAAGAATCTGTTTGATCCCCGCCTTACCAATCTCATTGGCAGTGACATTCTTGACAATTTGCATCGTCAAGTCTTGGACAAGCGCCCCTCCCGCCGCTTCAAGCACACCAACAGCCAACCCTGCACCACCAGCAATTATTTGCTTGTTCGACTTTGACAAGCCCTCGATGTCTTCGATAGCAAGATAGACGTTGCCCGCTGACGTTTGAGCAGAAAGCGTTGCAAAGCCCTGTGCAAGTCCAGCGGCGAAGCCGATCCCCATACCTGTGCCAGCACCGACAGGGCCTCCGATCGCTCCAAAAGTCCCCATCATCACCGAGCCAGCAGTCGCTTGCGTCGCAAGATGCTCCTTCCCCTCCCACATCTGACCAGCAAAGCCACCGATCAAGTTCTTTAGATAATTGACCACTCCGTTCGACTCAGGCCTATTCATCAACTCCTTTTGAAGTGCCTGGATTTGAGGCCTTAAGACAGCTTCTTCCTCTGGACTTGCTCCCTGTAGCTTGGCTCCGAGTAAGCCGAGCCTCGTCGCCACCATTCCATAGTGCGCTGCCGAAGAGAAGTCAACATCGTGGCTGTCAGGAAGGCTTGGCTTGATTGGAGGGCTTGCCGGTCCAAAAGTAGGTTCGGCTCCTTCCGCTTTCGCCGTCGAGATTGGATTAAGGTTCTCTCCTGCCCAAGCCCAAGCGTTTGCAATTCCCTTCGTGATCTTATCAAGTGTCCCTAGATCATCGTGACTTACTCGGGCCGCCATTGGATCTGAGTTAATGTAATCTCGAACCGCCTTATTCGAGTTAACGATATTGATATTCTCGCCGATCTTAAGATCACTCTCCCAAGAAGGGTAGTCAACGTCAACAAGCGCTGGATCGACCTTATACTTTTTTGCGAGCTGAAACGATTTTCCTGCCGCTTCTGGATCGGCGTCGGCATTGCCGAGCAGTGCTCTTGCCCCACGCTTCTTCTTATCTTGTTCACTTTCCTCGAATGGATTTTCCTCAAGAGGTTCGCTCTTGGCTGGCTCCGTTCCAGTCTCTGTCAAGTCAAAAATATCGGTTACGGCTGCCATGATCCCGATCTCTTGTTAACAGAGTTCCGCCAATGCCAAACCGCTTCTGGTGGAATGTCATCAACTGTCGCAGCTGGCCTACTCGGATTCCGCTCATTCCACTGATTAACAACTTGATTAGACTCTTGAACCGACAGTGGCGTTTTGAAGAATGGCTTTGACGGAACTTCTCTCTTACCACCGTACCAAGTTTTTTCAGGCGGTTGATCTATCTTCCTAATCAAACTATTTACCATCAAGTTAATATCTTCCTGCTTTGGCCCTCCTTTTCCTGGATTAGACTCCTGCCAGTAACGCAGTTGACCAGTAAACTTGGCTCTAAACTCTTTGTAATCAGGCCCTTCAACGTCTTTCCCCTTTTCATTCTTCTCGAAGAGTCCGGCTCGTTTAAGCTGCCACTCAACGTCAGGACTTGAGAGGATTTTATCAACTCGTTGAGCCTCCATCGTACTCGCCCCACCTCCCTTCAGCACATCTTCCCTAAGCTTCATCACCCTTGCTCTCAGCTGCGGATGAATCTTGCTCATATCAATGTTCTCGAGCATCGAGGGGTCGTGAGGAGCGTTCGCGACGAGGTTGTCCCAATTATCAAGCTGTTCTGATGAAACAGGCCCCCACGCTTCAGTTGCATTCTTCTGAATATGCGCTCGCATCGTTGCTTGCTCTGGTCCAGACAAGCGCTGGAACTTCTCGAGCTTTTTCGGATCGTCCGTTATCGCTGAGAAGTCCTTAATTCCCTCTTCTTTCCCATCTCCATAGACAAGCCTTCCCATCTCGTCTTTCGCGTTCTTATCTAGCTCGTTTTCAGTCCGCTTCATCGTCGCAAACTGTGATCGGGCTTGTGCAGCGATGTTCTCTCCATAAGACTCGTCGTGACCAAGCGCTCTCGCCTCATCTTTCATGTTCTTGATGCGGGCCTCGAGATCGGCGTCCGTTGACTTGGCTGTAAGCGGTCCATCCATCTGTGGAGCGCGTGGGGCGTTGACTGTTGCTTGTGCAAAGCGTGTCCCAGCCGTTGCTTCAGGTGGTGGAGCGTCACTCATCGTCGCTCCGCCGTGATAAGCGGCCAAACGGACAGGTCCAGACCCGTCTATCCGATCACTTCCGCCGCCACGAGCAATTCCAGGCGTTATTCCAGCCTCTTTAAGTCCTTCCTCAACTGCCGCCAACTCTTTTGCAGTTGACTGTCTCGAATAAACACCAAGTCCTTGTCCAATCTCCCCCGAAGCTCCAGTGATCCCCACATGAACCTTCAAATTATCACTCATATAACCAGTGCCTGTCCCTCCAGCTCCTCTCTTCGCTGCCTCTTTCAAAAACGCCAGCCGCCGCGGATCATTTCGATCAGTTATATTCCGCCCATTCTCATCAAGTATATCAATATCAGCTGCTCGACCGTCATCATGTCTGTGTGAACCAGTCCAACCTCCAGGTTGATCCTTCCTGCTTGGATTTCGATCACTCGTTTGGCCTCCAGACGTCACTCGAATGAACACTCCTGCCGCCGCAGCAGCATCTTCAATCGCACTATTCAACTGTGGATGAAGATCTTTATCTCTAGTATGCCCTTTTTGTGCAAGAATGAGCCTCGACCCCGCCTTAGGCTTTACAGTCAAGTCACCTGTTTGCTGTGCCTTCGAATAAGCAATGATCGACCGTTCCTTAAGTGGAGTTGGTTTGTTGTCCTCTTCTTCAAAATCAACAGGATTTTCGTGATGAATGTCCTCTCCAACTTTAACAGGCCTCGCATCGTTCGCCACACCTTGATAACCAGTAATCCCAACTGCTTTCGCCCCATTCCAAGGCTTCCAGCCAAGCTCAATCACTTTATTCAGTGCATAATCAACTGTCGCTTGCCAGTTCTTTGGATCACTCGGATCAAGTCCAGTCTCTTTTTGGAACTCGTTTCCTAATCCACCTCCGGTATACAGCTGAAACGGTCCCCAAGAGTTCTCACCAGGGATCGAAGACTTATAACCGGCCGAACCCTCGCTGTGATAAACGCGCAACGCAGTCCCAGGATCAATTCCTCTTGCCCTCGCAGCATTTACAACATAGTGCTCAACTTCAGCACTACCTGCTGTATATCCAGGGATCGCGTGGTTTGGAGTCCCTGTTGGTCCAACAGCATACGTTCGCCTTGCCGCGCTTATCTCCGTCTCTTCAGGCGGATACTCACGTTCCGTAACTTTATGTCGATCAGGTGCTGTTGCAGGCGGCTTCGCACCTGGCTTTGTCTCAGGCTTCGTCTCCGGCTTTGTCTCTGCTCCAGGCCCATACTTCTGTTCTTGACGCTTATGAAGCGCCTCTGCGTAAGCGTCGGCATCTTCAGGTGTATTGAATTTGCCTAGATGTTCTCCAGTCTTTTTATAGTGCTTAACGGCCTCTTCTTGTGAAACCTCTTTCCCATTGATAATCGTCGGGAGCAGCACTTCCTTTCCGTCGATGTTAGTCGAGAACGATTTTTCAGTGCTGAACGAGCCATCAGCGTTCTTCAGCACTTTCCGCTTATCAATATCAATGTTTCCCTTTTCAGCCAAGCCAGTCGGTTTCTTAAGTGGCTCCTCAAGATCAGCTGCCGCGACCTTCTTCTCTTCTTTCGGAGCTTCTGTCTTCGGCCCCGTCGCTGGAAGCGGGACACGAAGCTTAAGCGGTCCAGTCGGATCAGGCGGCCTTGGAGGAATTGGCCTCCGCTCCTCCAGCTTAGGCTTTGTACCATTGATTAAGTCAGAACCTTTGGCAGCCGTATCTTTTCCCGCAAAGCCCTTCGAGATCGCGTCTTCCGCTGCCTTGAAAGCGCCTGGATGAAGCTTCAGCACCTCTTGATTTTGGTCAAAATACTTCTGTGCTGTATCTGGATAATGCTTTGCTACGTTCCCAATGAAGGCCGAAGCTGTCTGTGCTCGCCGGTCATTCGCAAAGACTTCAGTCTGTTCAGGAGACCATCCACCTCGCCTCGCTTTTTCCGCTGACTCTCCATCAATGACCGCGAAAGCATTAGTCAAATCGTCAGGGTTCATCGAGGTCGCCGCCTTACTCGAGGCCGCATCTATCCGAGCATCACTCACCTTATCCCCATACTTAAGAATCTCCCCTTCCTTATGCTTCCACGAAGCGCCGAATGAGCTGCGGATATGACTTTCAGCGCTCGCGCCAACCATCCGCTCAATGCGCTTATTCCCGCCAGCGGCCTTCAGTGCATTTGCCTTAATCTCCTCTCTTCTTTTCTCGTTATCATCCCAGCCATTAACAGCATCTTCCCCACCCTTCAGCCGATACTCAGTATCGAGCTTCGTGAACTCCTTATACATATTAGTGTCGATCTCGCGAGCCTTCGTCTGTTCTAGCTCGTGTTTATTCTTCTCCTCGATCGCCCCGAAGGTCTGACCAAGCTGCTCAAGCGTCCCACCAAAGTTCTTAAGCGCAGCTCCGACTTGGGAGCCAAACTGTTCATCACTTACCTTAATATTTTGCCATGCAGTTGGAGGCGCGTTCGACTCAACAGTCGGCGTCCCAGTGTAAGGCACATTCAATAAAGATGCTCTTGGCACTTAAACCTCCTAGGAGAACAAGCTCCCACCACCCGAGTCACTACCCCACTTCCCAGCAACCTTTCCGAAGCCGCCAAGCAACGAAGAAAAGGCGTTCAGCATCCCCGCTTCTTTCGCGTGTTGAGCCTGCATTTTATAGAGCCCTGATTGGGCTTTTTGGTTCGTTGCTTCAACATCAAAGCCCCACGCCTTTCTTTCAGCGTTCGATTGTACAGTAAGAGCATCCAAGCGCGCCAGTTCATTTTGACTCGCTATCACTTCCCTCGATGACCCACTTTCAAGATCAACTCCAGAAGCCCCCAAAACCGCCTTTTGCGTTCCAAGCGTCTGCGCCGCCTTCAAGTCCTGTTGCTGCGCCTTGGTCGCTCCGTCTTGCCTCGACAGGTTCGCCTGTTGCAGTGCAATAATCTCGTTGTTCCGCGCGACCTGCGCTTGATAGTTCGCAGCGTCCGCTTGTGCTTGGCCTTGTTTCATAGCGCCGATGGCGCTAACAACTCCGCCTATGATGCCAATAGCGGCTGCCATCCCTCATCTCCTCTCAACCAAGTAAGCTTTTCGTTCGAAAGCGCCTCTTTAGTTAACTCATAAGTCTTAAACTTTATCCCATACATCCTCGTCACACCAGTCTGCTTGAATCCAATGTACTGAAGCCATCTTTGGCTTATATCACTCCGAAGCGGTGCAATAACGCTTAGTCGATCGTACTGTCCAAGAAGTTCCTCCAGAAATAAAGCACTTACCCGGACGAAGGTGACCCAATGCTTCTCAACTAGCTCCGTCGTCAGCATCCAAATGTAAGCGTGATTGCTGACAATGCTGACCATCCGCACTCCATACATCACACCCAAGTGCCCATCAGCAAAACCACACCAAACATCTCTCGAACCCTCAACCGCCTGCTTGAGTCCTTGCCCCTCCATATCAGCAACAATCATAAGCTCATTCCGTGAGAACTTGCGAAGGTTCTTGAGAATCAGCTCAATGTCCTCAGGCGTCGCTTTTCGTCTCTCATAAACGGTCATCAGTCATCCCCAAGTGTCGCCTCAGGAATAACAGCAACTATATTCGCGGGCAATCCAGCTTTTGATCGAACACAGATCTGTCCATCGGCCTCCCACAGAGGGTCCATCACGATCCGAAGATCGCCTGAAAAAAGTGAAGGTGTCACGCCTGAGAGTACTGATGGCGGCAAGTCTTTCACCTCCGTCAGTGTATTGAAGGTCATCCCAGCGAACAGTCCTCTTGTATCCGCTACACGAATCGTCAGCGCCGGTATCTTCTTTCGTCTTCCCTGAATTGTTGGCTGTGACTCAAGTCGAAGCGTCTGAAGATCGGCCTGATAGCCAAGCCCAATAATCACACTCGATCCCGGTGCATCCAGCGTCACCTTCCCAGCAACAACTTTCTTATCCGTCTGTAGTTTCCCATCAACAACGACAGTAACTGTCATTCCCTCGAGATGACCAAGACCGCTGACTGAGCTTACAGGATACGAGGCTTTCCAAGTCCCGGCCGCTTGCTTAGCCATATGTCGATCGCCAGACTCCTCAACGACAAAAGTGTCTGTTGGTGGGACAAGCATCGTTGTCATTATTGAAGAAGCATTATAAACAGTGTGGACTTTGAACTTGCCTCCACCAGCACGAATCTCATAGCCAATCCAATTTTGGTTAAAGATCGCTCCACCAGAAGTGTATAGATAGACGTTATTCTTGTCTGAGAGTGATAAGCTATCTAACGAATCACCTCCAAGATACATCGGGAGTGACAAGGCACAATCGAGAAACCAAGAGTCTTCAATCGCCCGTTGAAAGCGTGGTTGGAACTGCTCAATAGTCAGCATCCGTTCGCCAGTCGGCAGCACCCGCTCAACCGCAGCATACACGACATCTCTTATCCCCTCCCTAACACAGCCGACAGCCCTGTACGATCCTTGGGTGCTATGCACAGCCCAACCAGCCACCTCCTGATCCTTCAGAAAGGTGAGGCTCAGCAACACTCCATCATCCCTTACAACCCAAATAACTTTATCTGGTTCTTCTGCATAACACCAGCTCTTGATCGTGTGGTTCGAGAACAAGTGGCTTGAGAGCACAGTAACGTCCGCGCCTGTGTAGATGTTCGCGAAGAAGTTGTAGCTGAGGTTTCTGACAATGGAACCGTTCACTTGGATGAACAAGATCTCATAGCCAATAACTATTGGTGGGAGGTCAGCACAACCGTTGAAGGCCTGAGGTGTCGCCATTACTTGTGTCGGAGTGACTGGAGCGAACTGTTGTGTGCCACTGAGTTGCCACGCGCCACCAGCAGTAAGCATCACCAAGCCACCAGGCATTGGGATCATGTACTTGATGGCATTCATCTGCTGTGAGGCAAGAGTGAACTCAAACGAGTCACCATCATTGATTGGTGTGCTGATGTCAAAGTTGTGATAAGCACCTGGCTTCGACCCCCACACAGTCGAGGGTTCGTTTGTTGATGCTGCAAACAAAAGACGTTGCTGGAAGTAGGCAACAGCCCCTGGATAAGTCCCTGTCTGTTTTCCTGTGACTGCTGTCGCAGCGGCTCCTTGTCCAACTCCATAGTCAGCAAAGTTAACGGTAGGTGAGCTATAATAACCACCTCCAGCTTCAATGTTGACGCCCATAACAGCGCCGTAGGTAATCATCGGAGTGATAACAGCACCACCACCTGTCGCATCGGTTATCCAGCACTGTGTAAAGTTGTCGTAGCCGGAGCCATTCGCCGTCACAGTGACTTCAACGATCTGAAGTGGTGTAAAAGGGTCTTTGTGTAATGGAGGTGACCTTGTAAAGTTAGGTAAAATGTTCGTATCAGTAAAGACTTGGGCTCGAGTGCTCCCAACAAAACCCATCCTCATTCCATTAGTTATCTGTGCATTAGCACCTGAAGTCGCTTTGTAGACATTGTAATAATCAGCGCCAGGAACCGTTCCCCAAGTGACATTTATCGTTACTCTGTGTGCCGACATATCAAGCGTATTGTCCATTCGGGCAATTCCACTTAACAACCCTTCAGTACCATCCTTTCCAACAGCTGTTATTGCATATCCATAGTTAACATAAGCGGCCGCAGCCGGATCAATATACCCTGTCGCCGTTGCCGAAAGTCCGCAGCCGCCCGACACACCAACTGTAGAACCGATCGAAAAGCCTTGACCACGCCAGTCAGTGTGACCATAACGGATTATCTCAATTATCTGATAGTTTGGATGCACAAGAGTCAGCGTATCACCGCTTTGGGTCCACTTCAATTTTGGCAGATCATACCAGTTCCAGTAACCAGTGATCTGGTAAATATTATTAGCTCCATCAACAACATAGCCGCCTCGTGTTATAAAGCGGATGTAACCATGACCTATCTCAAGTAAATACGTCTGGTCATTGTTGAAGATAAAAGGGACGAAGATAACGTCTAAATTCCAGTAAGGTGCCTTTCCAACAAACCTTGTCCCCGCCCGCTTACTTGCACCCCCTCTAAAATCAACGAGGAAGTTGTGCATCTTAGCTGCGCCGATCTTATACTTGTTAAGATCGACTCGACCAAACATAAGCGGAGAAAGTTCACCCGCCGAAAATGACGACTGGATGACAGGAGCTGCCATTAGATAGAGCCTCCAAAGAGTGGACCGTACTCAGGTATCCAGGGACCAGTTCCCATCGACGGGCCAACTCCTCTCACCGCCAACCAATCAGGTACATGATCCATCACATTCAAGCCTTCATTCGCGTTCTTCACTCTCGCATCCAAGATATGCGTGTTCGCAAGCTTCGTCAGCGCGTCTAACATCTTCAGATCGCCCGTCAACGAGGTGACTGTCATTGCGGCGAGGGCTTGAACAAAGGCTCGACTGAACGACTCGTCAAAAAGCGCTGTGTCAGTGATGTCCTTCGTGTAACACATAACAGCTTGTGATACGTTTGTGAGCACTACATTCTTTGGAGCAGGGTTCAACGGAATTGTGCTTGATGCGATCTCGAACTTTGGCATCGGCCCTTGTGAGGACGTGTCGGCGAATAGCTTTGGGTCTGCTCCAGTAAATGGGACAGCTGGCTGACTATTAGCCAGATTTGGTAAGACGTAACGGACGAGCAAAACGTCTGCTGGAATGCCGTAAGCATAAAGCCAAGGAGGGGGTGGTTCATAAGTTGAGTTCCATCCATTCACTGGTGAGCCAAGCGCCGGATCAGCCTCAGGCGTTCCAAAGCGCGCTCGAATAAGAGGGAACCTTGCATAGGCGCGAGCAAAGCCCCAATGCGCTGCACGAAGCAACTGCTTCCGTGTTGGCTCGAAGCTAAGTAAGCACGCTCGTGCTTCGTTACTCTCCTCAGAGATTGTGGAGATGCTCGAACGGGTGCCGACCACTGCAAGCGCTTGATTACAAAGTGATGTAACGTCCGCCATCTATCACCTCATGGAAGTTGTGGGGGAGAACGCCTCCCCCACTTTACTTAGAAGCCGCCACCATACATAGCGTTTGCTGGCGGAGGGCGCTTGCCCTTTTTCTTCTTCTTCCCTTTAGGTTTAGCCGAAGCTTCCATCCGAGCCATTTCAGCTTGCGCTGCTTTACCCGTTGTCTTCGGCATAACCCGCTGTGACGTGCCACTCTTCAGAGGCATGTTACTTCCTCGCTGGTGTTGGCTCTACTTTCGTCCCTGCCTGGGCTTTCGCCATCGCGAGCAATGCCGTCTGCACCTCAGGCTCGAGGAACAGCAGACCAAGCGGTGAGGCGGTGTTCAGTGGCTTCGTCAAGTTCTCCACCACCTTCTTCACCGCCGCCTTCCCTTCATCATCGAGCCCCTCCATCTCTGGAGTGACCCCACCTTCAGGGATCGGAAACGAAGTTTCGTCACCAACAATCGTCCCCTCATCGAGAAGGCGATCGTTCATGTAGTGCTTCGCAAGAAGCCGATACTTAGGCATCTGCGTTCGTCCTTTCTGGCTGGTGCTCAGCCCTTAGTTAGTGACCACGATACCAGGCCGGTACGCAATGTTCTGCTGGCGATCGAGGATGATACCAGCGGTGAGCTTCCCAGCGGTCATCGGGCCAGTACCAACGAGGTAGTTGAGCCGAAGATAACGGGGGAGTGGATCGTTCGGGTTCGGGCTTGGCACATCAATCTGGAACGGGTTCTTACCCGCCTGAAGTTGTGCAAGTGTCAACACGGCCGACTCAGCGTAGGTCGTGAAAGTCGAGTTATCGGCTGAACCCTGAAACTGCACCTGAAGCGTACCAGCACCAGTCGCAGTGAAGTTCTCCGTCGGTTGCACGAGGACTTCCAGCGGGTAGCCGGGTCCCATGTCTCTCGCGTTCAGAAGGTCGAGCACGTTGGCGCTAACGCCAGATGCCGTAATCGCGCTGTTGTTGTCGAACAGCAGAAGTCCGTCCAAGATCATCTTTCGTCTCCATTTGGGTCAAGTGTTAGGTGTGGTTAGATAAACCGTTTATCCAACCATACCAGCTACTAGACGACCCTCGCTTCGTTGTTGAGGATGGCGTCACAGGTCTTGATCGGTATTCCCCTGAACGTCGTGCAAACCTTCCCATCGTACTCAGCAATGTCCAACAGGACATTCTTCTTGTTCACGGCCTGGATGTCGAGCCAAGTCCGCAGCGTCCGGTTGCAGTAGATCGCAGTCCGACCCATCGAGTCACTCACCGACGGCGAGTCACTCTTCTGAACCGCCTGGGCCCTCGCTGAAGCGACCGGCAGCTTATACAAGCCGCGGATCAGTCCAGTCAACAGATCAGGCGGCGTTGCTCCACTCAGCGTCGTCACGTCGATGTTGCACAGGCGAACAGCGAAACGCCAGTCACGAACCGTCAGCCCACACTCCCACTTGAAGTGGTCACGATAGGCTTGATAAGTGTTGCCGTTCACGTCGTTCACAGGCCACTCGCCCATGTCCTTGTGTTGCAGCCCCGACATCTTGCCTTTCGGGAAGATACCGTGGATGGTCTCTGCACCCCAAGTCACGATCCACATCGAAGTGTTCGTGCCACCAGTTCCCGTCATGTCAATGACGTTTGCTGCGGTCTGGGCGTTGGCGATGTTGACAGTGTTGTAACGCGGGGCCAGTCCCATGAACCGCTCCGGGTTCACTGAGGTGTTCCCATAGAACACTGTCGCCGACACCTGTTGGTTCATGCCTTCGAGAAAGGCCTTCACCTCACTGAATCGGAACTCAGGAGTATTACCGTTAAGATCAGCAATATCCTTGTCAACCACGCTGTACGTTTCGAGGTTGCCACATGAGTCAGTGATCTGTGCCGTTGTGCTCTTCCCATTTGGGACACCGTAGTTGAGCAAGCGCCACGTTGCAGCCGGCAAGCCAGTACGGACTGTCGTCCGATGACCTGTTGGCAGGTTGCCTTGGACAAAAAGCATATCGTCCAAGATCTCATTCGTCTGTGACAACAACTCAATGATCGTAGCGATCTTGTAGTTGTCGTCGACTCGCTTGGCCCAGTCAGCAAGGGTCAAGGCAGTTGCGCCAATAACAGGCATTGTTTATTCTCCTCGGTTTGGTACCAGATGTGGATACAGTGCAGCGCCTGGACTGTCAGGCTTCACTGATCTCGGGGGCTCCGCTCTCACCGGCCCTGGCTCCGCCAATGCTTTTGACATACGGAACAAGGTTCGGATGATTGCAGGGTTGTTCCCCGCACCAGTAAAGTCAAGTGCAGTCCTAACTCCAGGGTCGCCGTATTCACTCAAAGCACTTCCAATAACACGCCTCACTTCGTCGAAGTTCTTGCCACCCATCTCTTGGTCAGCCATAACTTCGTCTTGCCAACCCTTTTGCGTGTCTCGCCACATCTGGTACGGCCGATCAGCCGCCTCCTTGACGGTCTTAGCATACAGGTCGATATATTCCTGAGCCACCTCCTGCTTAACCCCACTCTTTTTGGAGATCTCAGTAAACTCATTAAACGCTGGGTTCTTCTTGTCGATCTGCGGGTCGAGCTTAAGCTGCGTCGGATCGAACGCTCCAGGGATAACTGAAGTTGGTTCGGTCTTGTCATCGACTGTCCGCTCACTCGTCTCATCGTTCAGATCAACTGTTTCATCGTTGAGCAGTGAAGGCTTTTGATTAGCCTTCTCCAGTTGTTCTTGGGCCGCCTTAGCTGTTCCTGGCCCCGTCGCCTCTCCAACAGGCTTAGGTTCCGCTGGAGGTGTCGTCTGTGTAGCTGTCAGATCCGTCATTGCCTTCTCCCGTTTGCTTTATCGACTTCTCAAGATCACCTAGTTCTCGAGCCTCTTGTACCATCTCGATATACCGCGCTGGACACGCCCGCATAAGATCAGCCAACAGACGAAGCCCCATGTTCCTTTCCCCCTCGGCAAAACCCATTGCAAGTGCCTCGACTGAGAAAGAACTTCTCCAGATATGTGCGCTCTCGAGTATCTCGAAGAACCAGGATCGACCTTCGCGAGTCTCCATGATCCGCCGGAGTAAGTCATCCTTTATGTTCTCCTGAACCCTAAGCTGTTTAATCCGATCTTTAACTTGTTTCGGATCGCTTGCATCATAACTCACTGTTGAACCTCAGTCCCTGACTGCGGTCCACCAAGTCCCATCATGGCGGCCAAAGCATTCTGGCCACCGCCCACGTCCGTCTTGGAAAGTACTTGCGCGCCCTTAACCGCCGCGTCAGTCTGACCAAGCAACGCCGCCTGCTCCTGTTGCTTCTGCTTTTGCTCGCGGAGAGCTGCCACTTCATCTCTCGACCTCAGTATCTTCGGAGGCACACCCATCAAGTCCGCATACTCAACCATAAACTCATCGACGTTAATGTTGTCAAGCACCGATGGATCAGCTGCGGCGATGTTGCCAGCCAAGCCCATGACACGTTCCATTCCTGAAGCGGACACAGCTCGCTGTGCTTCAGCAAGCATCGAAACGTACTGAACATTCAGCCCTTGACCATCTTTGATCAGGCCCTCTGGTGCAGGCGGCAACAAACCAGCCCTCATCATGATCCCAAAGATCCGCTCGATCACTGGATCAAGCGCTTCCTGTTCAAACCGCTCGAGCACGGGGCCAAGCATAATCAACTTTTCCTCTCGTCTCGCATCTATCTCCGTCGCAGTGCGAACTGTATCCAACTGTGAGATCATCATGAAGAGGTCATTGAAAAAGATGACCTTAATCCGCTCCTGAATCTCCTTAATGTCTTCCTTCAAGTCGTTGATCGGTGGATTGACTGTGAACACAGGCTTGTAGCCGACGTTCTGAAGTCCGCTGACATAAGTGACACCCCCTGGCATCAACGAGGCCGGTTGGTTCCTCAGCTGAACATCAGCGAGCATCGGCGGATTAACCATCTTGTCAATCGCCTGTCCCTTCCTCTTTGTCTCCTGTTGCAGCTGTTTGATGTCCCCAAGAGCATCCATAGCAGGTGATCTGCCGTAAACGTCGTTCGAGACGAGATCCCACCGCGGAGCAATAACAGGCCACTCATTGTATCCGCTCCACCTAAGCGGCCCCTCCGCTGTATTGCCCCTCTCCCAATACAGCTCCATGTACTTCCACTTCTTTCTTTCACTGCCATCATTTGGCTCGATCAAGTGACAAACAACAATCTCTTGAGTCCGACCCCCTGGTTGCGTGTAAGCTTTCTTCGTCGACTCCGAACAATTCTCCAGTCCGAACTCCTGTACAACTTGCTTAACGGTCATCGTGAACTCTCTTGCGAGCGTATCCACTTCATAAGTCGAACCCGCCTCAAGATAATACTCGCCCGCACAAGGGTTGTAAAAGCGAACCACGTTCTCGAAGTCCTCGTAGCAAATCGAAACACCTGTACCGAACACAACAAGATCAAGATATAAAGTAGCCATAGCATTGTAGAAGTTTGACTCCGCGAAGACCTTCAGAAGACGTTTCTCACACTCGGCCAGCCACAATGACGCTGGGTTCGACGAATCGTTCAGCTGTAACCCTTCGATCCCCAGCCGGAACCACGGCCTCGTCGGCGAGGTGATTCCGCTCATCATACCAGCCGCACACACTCGTGCTGCGATTGTCCCCGTAGAGTCGATGATACCAGTGTTCAACTGAGTTCCACGACTCATCTCGTTCGGTGTTATCAGCCACTTATATCTCCTTGGCAAGAGGAAGTTCGCTAGCTCCCTCCAATGAACCCACCAAGAGTAGCGCGGAGTTCTCATCGCGATCAAGCGTTGATCCGCCCATTCCGCTCTCTCCTGGCGAGTTTTCTTGTTCATCTAGCGCCCCAATAAAGACTTGTTAGAGTCTTCTTGATCTTGAGAGGGTGTTGCCAGTGCCCCCGGCTTCGCTTGGTTCGCCTCGAGCTGACCCGCAATCTTCTGCGGATCAGTACCTGGTTGTGACGGCGCTGCCGTCGGCATTGGAGTCGTTGCCTGTTGGATCGGAGCTGATGGTGGAGTCGGCTGTTGGTCGTTTCCGCCAAACATCTTAATCCCCTAACAATGACTTAGAACCAGTATTAGCTGGTGTCGTGAGACCCCCGCTACCAGTTGCTATGGTTGCACCCACACCCGCCTTCGAGGCCGACCTGACCTTTTGTCCAGCTTCGACAACGCTTGTGTCAGCTGGAGTAGGAGCCGGTGGCGGCACTGGAGGTGGTGTGGGTGGTGGAGGTGTCTTTCCGCCGCCGCCGAACATTATGGCCTCCGTTCGGTTTTATCAGGCTTGTCAGGCGAGAACATCGGCTTGCTTCGGCCTTCAGCACTCCGTGTAATCGGCGGCGCTTCAGGATGTGCCCCCTCAGTAAAGAACCCAAGGATTGGATCATCAACGATCCCAATCCCTCGAATGGAGAAGTCCTCCTGCTGATCAGGGAACACACGCAAGCTCACAAGCGCCCCATCAGCACTAACTCCCGTAACCAACGCAGCACTTTCCGTCCCCGGCCCAACACGAGCCAGTATCCTTGGATCAGCCGCGGCCATATCAGTCGGGGCCTTGTAGACTCCAGTAACACCTATCGCCATCACGTCCTCCTTTGTTAAGCGTGAATTACGAAGCCGAACGAGTGCCATCCAAGCAAGAACAGCAAGATGAAGAACAAGAGTTCACTCGCGTAGAGATAAGGTCCAGTCAACCCGCCCCACCTCGTCCCAATCCACGAGAAGAACCACAGGATCATGAGCACCCAAAACAACAGACCTATAGACATGACGTCACCTCGCAGGTGAGATGTGCAGCTCTTTAGTCATGATATTGATAACATTGTCCAGTCGCCGCTTGTTCTCGTTGGATGTACTCTCTAACACCGTCAAGCGGTTGTCGATCACAGCTAAGTGTGGCGAGCCCCTCGTCTCCAGCGTTACAACCCTTGCTTCCAGCTTCACCATATACGCAGTCATGCTCAACACGGCAGCACCAATTCCAATGGCTTGGGCTAATAAGAAGTAGACCAGCGTGGAATTGTCCTTGAGCCATGTCTTTGCTTGCTCAACCATCTTTCGGTTCCGGCATCTTTAAGAGCTTCGGCGGCACTGGAGCCTTTTGTGACTCCGCTACTTCCCAAGCATCAATCACCGGCTGGAAGCGTTCGATGTCTTCAATCGGCTCATTCAGCTTGTAATTGAATTGAGTTGAGGTATCATTGATAAACTCGATGTGGCCGGTCGTCCCATTCCACTGAACCGCATGAACGCCCTCAAGCTCCTCGAATTGACTACAGTCAACCTTCCGAGGCTCTTTGTCAACGAGAACCACACCATCACTTGGAACTATAGTCAATTGCATTTCTCCCTCCATTCACCAGTGCTTCCCACTGTACCCGCTGTGATTGATTAGCACTTACCACTTCATTCCTAAAGCTTTCGACCGCGGCCCCTGTCGCCCTCTGTTGTTGCGAGTTCTCGATCATCAGCATTGGCATCCAAGCAAGCGCACAATTCCAGTGATCAACCATCTCTTCACTCTGTGGATGTTTTCCTCTTACATGAACCCACAACGCACAAGTGTGACAGACAAGCTTCATCGGCTTTTGCCACAGTGGACACTTCAACGTGCCGGATGCTCTTGGTTTCTCAGTATCCATCAGGCCTTACTCGCAATGATGAGATCGACGTACAGAACACTGAGGTTGAGGCCGTGTGCGTGTGCTCCACCAGCACCAGCAGCAACATCGTAGACAGCACCGTAAGCGTTGAGGCCGTTGCCATCAGAAGGTTCGTGGTGGAAGCCACCAGGACCACCGCCGGGGTTCAAGGTGTAGCCGTAAGTTTGGTGAGCATGATTCGCCATCGTGTTGCCATCAAGCGTAGCACCCTGCGTCGAGATCCCAGCAAACAAAGACGAAAACGTGTAAGTACCACCATTCACGCAGTTACCAGAGACAACTCTTAGCGCCCTATCATTAAACGTCGTCTGTTTCGTCCAGCCTGTTGGTGCGGCCGTCTGCTGAAACAGCATCAGGGTTCCGACAGGGAAGGAGCTGGCCGCAGCATCGACGTACTGCTTAGTGGCCGCGTGAAGTGGTCCAGTCGGATTGCCCTTCAGAACAACAAGCCCATCAGCCCTGCTAATCCCAAGCGCCTGTCCAACATAATCACCCGCGTCAGTGAAGTAGTGAATACCGAAGTACGATCCAACATTGCCACCACTTTCCGCCTGGGTGTCACCAATAGCTACATCCCAACGAGGCAAGCCTCCTATCATCGAGGTAATACTAGCCAACTCTCCAACTGCTGTCCTCTGGAGAATAATGTGCGGGCTTACATAGTTAACTATAAGTTGGCCGGTCATCGTGTCGCCGGCCTTCTTAACGTAAGTCGGTGCGTCCGGTATCGTCTGTGCAATCCAAGCCGTCCCATCCCACTTATACTGTGGCACGCCCACTTGTGCTGGAGTCGGATAAAGATCACCGACTGTAGGTGAGGATGGGAAGTTGAGTGCCATTACAGCCACTCCACAATGAGAACACTGTTAGTATCGAAGAGGGTGCCGCCATACAGTATAAAACGAATAGCTAAGACACTAAGACCGGAACCCGGAGTCTGACAACGGTTATTGAAAGTAAATATCCCGTGTCCAGTTGCATTGTTATAACCTCTCGATATGAAGTCACCTGAAAAATAATTTCCTGTTGTTTTTCTCTTCACCTGCATAAACCCATCCCAGTTAAAAGGAAGTTGACTATTATCTTGAGTTTGCACCAAAAAGAAACCTGCAATAGAAGCATTATTAGTATAGTAGGCCCAAGCTGCAGCTGGATAAGCAGTAAACTGATTCCCACTAAAGACATAGCCCCCTACTGAGTTAATAAACACTCCGGCCGAAGTACTCAGCTGTATCATAGGATATGTATTGCCAGCTCCCGCAAAATAAGCTGAACCACTTAACTTCGCTGCGACAGCACCCGCGGGGACTGGAATGTCAATTAAGTTAAGTCCATCTAAAGTGAAGCGTTGTCTGTTCGATGTCTTGAGATCGACGTACTGCTTAGTAGCAGCGTGAAGCCCTGACGTAGGATCGCGGGGCAGCACAAAGTTTCCGCCATCTAACTTAAGCTCGGCTGCAGCGCCACTTCCACTCGCGATCAATCGAGCATCGAAGTCAGTAACCGCTGCACCTGAGTGGAAATCAATGAATGGAGTGCTGGCAACGCCATCCATCCTGCCAATCTCGATATTGCTGATACCACTATTTAAAGTAAGTGATGCATTGCCAGCTGGTGTACTGATCACCAGGTTACCAGTCATCGTATCGCCAGCCTTCTTAACAAGCGCTGACGTATCGAGCACTGGTGTCGCAACCGCCTGGACCCACTGAACAGGGCCTACGCCATCATTATAGCGGAGATAAAGAATGCCAGTATCACTTTCCCACCACAGCGTGTTGTCGAGTGGGGTGGGTGGTGGAGTGTCGCTTACGATGATCGGAGCCTTGCTGTCGACGTACTGTTTGGTGGCGGCCTGAAGTGGAGCGGTCGGGTTGGCGTTCAGTGTCAACGCCCCCGTCATAGTATCGCCGACAATATCGACGAACTTAGTGTCCGCCTCAGCCTTCGTATAAGACTGACTGGCTGTCTGTGCTGCGTACCAAACACCTCTCACCGATGACCACTTCCAGACCGCCCCCGCATACGCAGTGAAGGCTTGATCGTTGACTGGTGCGACGGGGAAGACTATCTTTGTGTAAGCGGCTGGCTGCGCAGGAATGTAGGGAAGAGGCTCAATCCACTGATGGCCACCTCCGTCGTTGTAGTAGATGTAAGTGATGCCTGTCGCCGAGTCGAGCCACATCGTATTGTCAGCTGGTGCAACGGGCTTGGTCTCACTGACGAGGATCGAGGCTCCACCCCCGCCTCCACCAGACGAGTTAATCGTTACATCCACCTCTTCATTAACAGCATCATCCGCAACAGCCAGTGTAACATTCAAGCCCTCGATAAAGTTGATCGCTCGTCTGATCCCCATCGAGACGCCAGCAAGCTTAACCTTAACTCGAGCGTTGTCATCAGGCCCAATGGCCCCAATCACATTCCTCGCATCTTGAGCCGTGGGTGAGCGAACGAGTTGCTGACCAACGCTTGAGCTGTCGCTGATCTGGGCGACTGGGTGAGAGTGAGCGGAGGGTGGGAACTCGCTTGGCTTGTTCTCAATCTGGTTCCAATCAGTCTCACTGAGTGGAGGCAGCTGGCTTGTTGGAACGAGGCCATTTCCATCGAGCGAGGCGTAACCGTTCGGGAAGCCTCTTGCACTCGAGTCTTGCTTTAGATCTAAACCCGCTTGCAATCCAGTGACATCCGCGATGATGTGAGAGTGGGCGGAAGGCGGGAATGTAGCGGGCTTCCCCCCAATCTCACTCCAGCTTGCGGCCGAGCGAAGCACTCTCCAGGCGTGTCGCCCCGAGTCGTATTGCCACGTCAGCGGAATACCAGCAGGGGTGTACTGTTGGCCTTGCTGCGGGTTGATTGGAAACTGAATTGCCATCTCAGTGTCCTACGGAACAGGGTTCAGGTGAGCGGGCTCGACCCAAACACCTTGTTGATAAATGAAGAAGTTGTTGATGGTGGTGTCCAGCCACGCCATTCCCTCGAGAGGCTGTGCAGGCACAGTATCGGAGATAACGATAGCAGAGACACCACCACCAGATCCACCAGTAATTACGGGCGTCCAAGCCTGATTCCGGCGGCCGTAGATCTGTCCATCCGAAGGAGCCTCGGGGAGGGCAGACGTGTCACTGACCGAGGGCGTCCATGTGCGGGGCTTTGCCAGGGCATCGTCTCGACTGACACGCAGCTCGTAATAAGGTGGATACTCCCCGGCGGGCCAAACGATCAGTGAGGCTTCACCACCAGTGATGCTCGTGACCATTCCCGAGAGGTATTGTCCCGGTCCCCACCTCTCTTCAAAGGCCGTGCCTGGTCTGAAGACAACCGGCTGTCCAAGCTGTATCGCCATTATTTTGACACTCCGCAAACGACAAGCAAAAGTATCAGGATCAAGACCGTCCCCACCAAAAACTTATCAGCTTCGATGTGCCTCACGCGCTGATTCCAATCGCCCTGTTCGTGAAGGGGTCGTAGTCAACGCCTTCAGCCATTGGCTGCTTCGACCGGAACTGTGCGTGCTCGCCCCCAGCATAAATGCTCGGCATCACAGGATAAGAGAAGGTAAGGGCAAGGGCGTCGCTCAAGTCCGGCGAAGCGTAGCCCCGTCGCTTCATATCCTCTTTGCGTTCCAGCTGAATCTCATCTCGAATGTTGAAGCCGTACTCCGGTCCAGGCAACTCTTCTCTGTATTGTTGCATGAACTGACCTTCGTTCGGCAGGCAGCCGATCTCAAGCCACTTCTTCATTGAGTGCCATATCTCTGATCGTTTGTTAGCACTTCTTGCACCCTCCTCAAGATCTGTTCGGTCGCTCTTCCCTCCGAATTGGATGTCGAAGACAGGGACATGCAGCTGGCGAAGACGGTCAACAACACCACCTCCCACTCCGCCGCCGTCCACGAATACTGCGTCCGCCTTATACTGCGAAAAGACATCAGCGACCCTCCCTGAGAGTTGCATCGTATCGACGTTTCTCAGAATGATAGGCTCAACTGTTCGAGCGTCTCTTCCCTTGCGGAACGCGATGCAGCTGGCGTCGTCACCGAAGCGAGCAACGTCAACTCCAATAATAAACGGCTCGAATGGCGAGGCTCTTGCCGGTAGCTCTCTCTGAGTGGCAGCTTCAACTGTATCAAGCCCGATGAACTGCATCGACCCGCTTCGTGGAAACACTCCGCGGACGCGAACTCGAACGAAGTCGCTATCTTCGCCATAGTCCCTGACCCATCGTTTGAATTGCTCTTTGTTAGTAATGGAGACGGTTCTGGAGTCCACCTCGAACGTCTTCCAGCGGTAGCGGAAGCGGCCGAAGCACTCTCTAAACCGGCCGGAGTTACGAGTCGGGTTCCCACAGACCATCCATACGATCTGTGTATCACTGTCCGTCAACGCGCCTTCAGTCGTCTCCCAAATCACATCTGGAATAGCCGAGGCCTCATCGAAGATCACCAGAATCCGCTTGCCCTTGTTATGGAGTCCAGCGAACGCTTCTGTGCTCCGCTCCGACCAAGCGATCAAGTCTATTCTCCAGCTTCGTTCGCGGTCAGGGCCTGTGTTGTAGATCGCAGTGGCTGTCATCTTAAAGTGTTCACGACCCATGAACAGCCGGTGCCACTTCGTCAGCTCGGCCCACGTCTTCGTCTTCAGCTGCGTTTCCGTGTTAGCTGTGACCACTCCACGACAATCCTCGAAGGTGGTTAAAGACCAAAGAATGATCCACGCGACCAACGCACTCTTCCCGACGCCGTGACCGGAAGCAACAGCAAGCTGGATTGCTTGGTTCGCTGTGAGCAAGCCATCCCGAATCCCCTCAAGGACCGTCAGCTGCCATTGTTCCGGCCCTTTAAACCGTTCCAACTCCGTCTCCGGCGCTTCCCAAGGAAAAGCCCAAGCGACGAAACCAACAGGGTCGTTGGTGTAGCGAGCAAGTGCGTCAGCCATCTCTTTCTGAGGGTCTTCGATTTTAGCTAACAATGCTGAACTCCGCTTGGCCTAAAAAAGAGAGGGCGTTATGCGGACGCCCTCGAGTTACCAAGGCCGGCTCGCGAACAACCTTGGAGGGGGTAAAGTGCCGGAGAATCATTTCTGATCCTCCGGCTCGCGGCCAAGCAGGCTGCTGTCGGTAGGAGCGGGGACTTGCTTGACCTCGATTGTTAAGGCTTGATTATGTTGGGGCCGCTCAGCGCGTTTCCTCGCCGCTTGAAGCTTATCCGCGAATGAGTTCAAGTCCACATTCATGTTCAAGCTTTTGGTGGTGGGCGCGAACCCCGTTCGATCAGCCAGTGTTTTAACCATCTCAAGAAGCGCTCCGGGCGTGAACTCTTCAGGGTGGTCATCAAGTCTCTCACGGAGTTCCTCAAGGGCGTCCATACTGAGAGTAGCCATTCGGTCGTGGAGGTTCGCATAAGCGGTGTCCTGATGGCCGCGATAAAACTCGAGCAACTCCTTGAAGCTAGGATCGCCCTGGAGGACGCTTATTCGGCTGAGACTGTAGCCAGTGATCAGCGACGCTTCGCCAGGCTTCATACCTGCGCTCAAGGCTCGTGCAAGGGCGTGATGACTGTCGCGAAGCTTCGCTATTGGTTTTGACTGGACTCCGCGTGGTGCGTCCAAGAGAACCAGATCCGCCTCGTTCAGTTCTCGAACGAAGTCCGTCTCCACTTCCGGAGCCGACGGCCTCCCTAAGATCCGTGTCATGGCCGCCTCCACTCAACGCGGATAAACTCTCTAATCCCCTCCGACGGATTGTAGCTGGGGTAGTGTTGCTTGAACTCGTATTCGCCATCGCTGAAGACCTTACCCTTCCCGAAGCCCCGCTTCTTCCAGAGGAAGTAGAAGGCCATTCCTGGGGCTCGAGAGTGGCCTTGATTGCAGTGGATCAAGACGTTCCGGCCCTTCTCCAGTTCGGCCTCGATGAACTCCACTCCGGCATCCATCATCTCTGGATGGAAGTAGGCGGCATTGATAGCATCAACCATGTTAAGGATCAACTGATCACCCCGCCGAGCCATGAGATACTCCGGGTGTTCTCTCGGAGCACTTCGACCCTCGTAACCCAACGCACTCCGGTGCCACGGCTCCTTCGCGCAGGTAAGAAAAGACCAACCCGCCTCACTCCGACAAGCCTTGTAGTCCTCGGCGCTCCCGACGAAGAGATGTGGATGAACCTCCCTCATCCGATCTTCTCCAACTCGAACCAGTTCCTAACGGCGAGCACTTGCTCCGACCGGACTCGACTCCGCTCTGGATCGGCCTTGATCCGTTCAAAGAGTTCCTCTCTCGTAGCCGTGAGCACAATCAAATCACTGGACTTGACTCCGAGCGCCCTCACCCAATGCTCCCGTTGCTCTCGAAGCGGAGCGCCCATCACAACCCAAGCCACATCCAACGGCCCTAGCTGAGCCAACGCCTTCATTCGGCTTGCCCACTCCCTCATGACGAGGGCGAAGTGAGTGCTTGGCCATCCTCTCTTGAGTCCGAACGATTGAGCAATGACGTCGAGGTCGATCACGGTGTCACCTGTCTTCGCGTGGACTCGGACGTAAGTCGATTTACCTGAAGCCGGAGGCCCGCACACAAGTATCACACGACAAATAGGACGCTCGATCGAAGGCCGTACAAGACTCACGAAGCCCTCCCCATTGTTCGCAGTTTACGCCTCTCTCCGAGGCGTGTCAAGCCCCTTGGATCTTTTTTAGTGTACCTCTGAGTAACTGCGACAGTAAACAGTGATAGTGAGGTATGTCAGAAAACACTCGAGCGATATTCTGAGGGCTTGCAAAAACTGTGCCAAGTTGCTTCGTCGGGGCACCCCCACCCTGAGTTGTAGGAATGCAGTCTCATAGGACTCGAGTCATAGGTATGCTCAAAGCGCATAGCTATCACCAACTCCCAGTTGCAGAGACTGCAGTCCTAGGCTACGAGTCCTAGGACTAAAAGCATATGGGCCTCGAGTCCTACGTCCGAGACTGTTGTCCTATTTGAGCAACTATATTTCAAGACTGGTCCGATCAACGAACTTTAATTGCCAAAACTCACCAAACAACGAACTTTACATTCGTGTGGGATCGAGTACTGTGTGTATACCGGAGATGGGACGGGGTTCGACGAACCCGCCAAGTCCGGGTAATGAAGGAGACTACAATGGTTACTCTTCAACTTGGTAAGGCGATCGCGCGCACTGTTGACTTGGCCGATTTCGGCTTCGGGGAATTGTCCCCAGTCGCCCAGCACATCGCGATCAAGGGGCTCGAGAACGTGGTCAAGGACACCCACGCGGGCATCACCAAGAAGGACAATCCCAACGACTATCAGGAATTGTCCGAGGCCGCAGTCGACAAGAAGCTCGCGGCACTGCGCGCGGGCGATCTCCGGACCATCGCGACTCGGATCGATGTCGCAGCGGCCGTCAAGTCCGCCATCACGAAGCTGACCTTCGAGGAGTTCATGGCCTCGAAGACCCCGGAGGAGCAGGCACAGTTCATGGCCTCGATGCAGGCCATGAGCGAGCCGAAGAAGAAGAAGGCCTAAGGCCCATCGGGCGGGGAGCAATCCCCGCCCACCTTTCCCCGGACGGAGTTTCCAAGATGTTTGAACCAGATCTCAACGGACTGCAGATGGCCTACAAAGCAGGCGCACACGCGAGACGACTCGGAGCCGAGCCACACTGTCCATTCGGAGTTGACATCCACCCAGTCTACTATGAAGAGTGGCATCGAGGCTGGCGAGCCCAAGACGAGCAACTCAGGAGGGAGGGGGCGTGAGCCCCCTTTTTTTGCTCTCTTCAACTTACTCAGAGTTTTTTCTTTTGCTCTCAGCTGAGGCTCGACTCGGAGTTCAGAGAGGCTGCGCTGCTTAGCTTGCTTCTGGCTACTCAGAGAGGCTGCGGTGATTGTCGGAGTGATGGAGATGGTTACATAAACCGTTTATCCAGCCATATCATAGCCTCGGACGCATTCCCGATCTCTTGCCAGGTATAATTAACTTAGACTGATTTTCGAATTTCGTTTTGATGAGTATATCCCCCCCCTCTCAAGAG